TGCTTGCCCTCGATGAGGACACCGATGACACGGGGGTTCTTGTACTTGCAGTAGACTGTGCCACGCTTGACTTCTGGGGAGGCAACTGCCTCTTCTGGCTTGATACCTAGGTTCTCACGAAGGAGGGCGATGCCTATGTCGCTCCACTCGATTTCCCAGAGATGGCTAGGCTTGCGGGACTCGATACGCTTCCAATGCAGACCCTCCTCGTAGGAGGTGCGGAGTTCCTTGAGCAAGTCTCTGGAGAGACCTAGGGCTAGGGAGAGAGCCTTTTCTTTCATATGTCGATTTCTGGACGAATTATAGATATATGTCAAGCGATATGTCGAAAGGTGGGGGCGGCTGGATTTGAACCAGCGTTTCTTCCGTTATGAGCAGAGTGTTCTTACCTTTGAACTACACCCCCGTAAGTGGTGCTGAGGGCGGGACTTGAACCCGCAAGCCGTTGGGCAACTGATTTTAAGTCAGTCGTGTATACCATTCCACCACTTCAGCAAATAGTCTTGCTAGGACTTGAACCTAGACAGAGAGAACCAAAATCTCCCGTGCTACCATTACACCACAAGACTGAGAATCGACCCGCTAGGAATCGAACCTAGATAACCCGCTTAGAAGGCGGGTGTTCTATCCGTTGAACTACGGGTCGTAAAACGACCACCCCAGAGAAACCATCGTAGAGAGGGCGGGGTGGTACTAAAGCGAGCCTTGAGTCGGACTTGAACCGACAACCCTCAGTTTACAAAACTGATGCACTACCATTGTGCTATCAAGGCGAAATCAAAGAGCGACTATGTATTCATTGAGTTTTCTCTGACAGTCAACTCTTTTCTCTACGAACCATAAACCCCTTCCCCCAGAATTGGGGGACTGAGGGGGTGAAGCCACGGGGATTACTAAGGGGTTTACATTTCCTTGTGTCAACACGGAAAGTATCGTCCAGATTCGGCTCGTCCATTACTTCTTCCTTGACGCAAGGTCTTTGCACTCCCCTAATAACCCCTAGGACGCTACGCACTCAGTCGTGCTTCGCTACAAGTCGAACCTTCGGTTGATGCTTTTTAGTATAAAAAAAGTATCTGTTGGGATGGGTATAAAAGACCCTAACCTAAAAAAGTAAAAGACCCCCGCCCCCCCGTGGGTGGGGAGTGTTTATTATATAATTATAAAGTAAAAAGGCTGAGGTTATATAATAAGATTATAAAAAGATTATTATAGAATTATAAAAGAGTTATTATATTTGTAGCCTGTGTGCTGTTACCCATCTCTTATATAGTTATTATATAATTATAAACCTAAAAGGCTCTGATTGTAAAAAGAAGGTAAAAAGCCGAATTAGGTAGGTAGTGAACAGGTGGTCAGTAGTCGGGGAAGGGGTCTAGGATGCCCTAGGAAGCCTTTTGATGGGCTGGGGTAGGCTAGGGTATAGGCAAAGGCTCTATACAGGCTCACAGGGTCACGGAGGCGGGTCTAATCGGCAAACAAGAAAGCCCACCGAGGCGGGTTAGGCACAGGGTGGGCTTGGGTGGTCAGAGGACGGACACGGGGGCGGTCAGCGGGTAGCGAAGGCTAGGAAGCCGACCAGACACGCAAAGCCCGTGAGGGCGATGCAGAGCAGAGCGAGGGCTGTCAGTAGTTTGTACATACGGATTACAATTGATGCGTGAGGATACCTTCAGCGAGTCGCTGGGGGTAACGCTTGAGGAGGTTGCTCCCGTAGGAGTCCTCAAACGCTGGGTGCTTGAATTCTGGATTCAGATTCTTGAGCGTCCGCATAATGTCCTTACAGGTTCGCTCTTGGTCACGCCAGACTTCGCAGAGCGTCTCGTATTTTTCTGAATCGTTTTTCAGCCTTTCACATTCCCGCCAGAGCGTCTCCTCGCCCTTGAGGGCGAAGTGGAGGGCGGTCTCCAGCGAGGTTGCGGTCTGGTGCTGTGCTTGCACAGACGAAGGCGAGAACTGAACTAGGATTTGGTGCATAGGATTTTTGTAGTTAGGATTTGGTTTTGTATACGGCTCGATTGACAATGAACCATTGTGGGTCGAGTTGGTACGCCATCTCTTCAGCCCACATATCACGGGCGAGTTGGTCACGCCACCAAGCCTCCTCATTCGTGTCTCCTCGCTTTCCAGCCTCGTCAGCCATATGAAGGCTGTGCTTGGCATTGCGATTGAGACGGGCGAGGAGGAGTCGGTGATATTCGGATGCGGTCATAGGATTTTTGTAGTTAGGATTTTGATACGGGGAGGTTGGCGATGAGGTAGAGGATTTCTTCCTCCTTTTTCTTGAGACGATGGAGGAGGTCTACGACCTCAGAGTGCAGTTGCGATTTGGCTTTGTTTCTGGATTCAAGTTCAAGGGCAAGACGCACGACCTCGTTGGCGAGGAAGGAGGCGTGACCCCACGAAGCGAAACCAGACATAACTGTGTTCATCGTTTCCAGCGTCCCACCTTCGCAGGTGGTTTTTAGAATCTGGATTTGTTCTTCCGACAGGTGGTTGAGAGACGGGTAGTCCATTTTTGTAGTTAGGATTTGGTGACGGGGATTACTCGTAGAACTTGCGGTCGGTATCGTGCGAGCCTTTGAGGATTTCGTCTTGGATGATGATAGCGTCCTGCTCTGGCGAGGCAGACCTGTAACCACGCTTGCCCTTCTCTGGCAGGGTCAAGCCGAGGTCGAGGGCGGTCTCAGCCAATTCCTTGCGGGCAACGCTGTCCGCAAGTTCCTGTTCTTCCGCTGTGCCAGCGGGAATCTGAATCGAGATTTGGTGGTCGTAGGTGGTGTACCACCAGCCACCCTCTTCTGCACCTCCGTAGCACAGTTCGATTTGATACAAGCCCAGAAAGTATGTGGGCAGGATTTCGGTTTCGGTCATAGGATTTTTGTAGTTAGGATTTGGTGACGCTGGGGTCGGGCTGAGTTGTCAGCCCTTCCCCTTTGTCGGATTAGGATTAGTTGTTCTTCTGGAGTTCCTTGACGAAGAGGTCGCTGATGCGACCCTTGCGAGCGTGGTCAGCCAGAACCATCGTGGCGTTGGTGGACAGGCGGGTAGCGAGTTCCACCTTCCTGCGGACACCATCGACCTCGTGCGTGGTGTGCTGAGTGATAGCGTTCCAGAGGTTGTAGACATTCCTCTGGCGGTCTTGCTCGTAAGTGGGCTTCTCCCAGATTTCACGAACCTTGTCAGCGACCCTGTCAGCGAGAACGCTACGCTTCACCAGACCATTCAGCAGTTCGTGACCTTCCTGCTGATTGAGTTTCGTGCGACTGAAGAGGTCGAGCGTGTCGTACTGCGATTGGAAGTTGCGGACAGCGACATCGACAGCGTTGGAGGCGAACTCGACATCCACGGAAGCCGTGTGCTTCCGCATCAAGTCGATACCGCCATCCATCGACCACGCTCCGTTACTGCACACGACCCGCAGGAGTCCCACGACAAGGCTGACCTTCATCGAGCCATCGAAGGAATTGCGAATCGAGACACGCATCTGGAAGTCATCCTTCTGCACCTTGAATCCGTGATTGGCGAAGGTGTAGTTGGCGTACATCCGAGAGCCGTCCTGCGTGACATCGAACTTGCGGGTGAACTTCATCCCCTTCGTGTCGAAGATGGACTCAGCCTTCTCGATGAGGTCTTGGTTCTGCACGATGGTGTAGGACTCCGTGACAGCCTTGAGGCACACGCCCGTGTCCTTGCGGACATTGCCGTAGAACGGGGTGGGCGTGCCATCGGGGAGGTGGAGACGCTCCTGCGTGACTTGGTAGAACGGGTTGTCCGTCACCTTGGTTTCGTTTTCTTCGATTTGGATTTTCATATCTGTGTTTTGGTTTTGGGTTGGGGGGAATTGTAGTTAGAATTTGGATGCAGGATTAGGCGAAGAGCGTTCCGTGCTTGTCGTGCGGAGCGTGAATTTCTCCGTCAGACTCCATCGCAACTTGCCACTTGGAATCCCTTTCGAGATACCAGCCTTTGGACTCAGCGTAGTCCTCGACCTTCCAGCGAGCCTCAGCGAGCAGTTCGTCCGTGTTGAAGTTGTAGTCGCAGGGCGGGTTCTCCCAGAGGTCGAAGAGGTTGCTGTAGTACGCTTGAATCCATTCGGAGCGTTGACCACGGAAGTCCAGCGAGGCGAACTGCCTCACACGGAATTCCTGTTTCATTTTGTCGGCGGTGTGCATTGGTTTTTGGTATTTGGTTTTTGGTATGGGTTTTGAATCTGTGACTGCGGACTCGTCAGCGTAGGCGTAACCTACGGACAAGGGGGTGGGATTTTCACCTACCCCCGTGTTTCGTCCTTTGTTGATTCACGAATCTAGAATCTCTTACCCGTAGGTTTCTAGGTTTCTGAATGTCTGCCATCGTGCGGGGAATATATCAGCCTAGCACACGCTGGATTGTCGTTTAGGAATTAATGCCGATGCCCTTCTGGGGCTGGGGCTTCCTACAGTAGAATTTCAATGAACCGAGTTCTGTATCGAATCTTTACGCATCTGGCTGGCGGGCGAGTTGCCCGCATCTTGTGCGACCATCCCGCAGGGCGGGAGGAGAGAACCGATTGACGAAGAACAGGACTCCAAGGTGGGACAGGTGTATTACCGATTCAAGTTCTATTTTCAGATTTCTGCATTTTATTTCCAGAGCCTTCGCCCTTGGAGTGAACGCACCCGCCCGCATAGCAGAGAGCGTGCCAAGTCTCTTTACAGGATTGAGGTTTATTTGCTATTTAGACGCAGAATTTGCTTGTCTCACCTTATTGAGAATAGACCCCTTTTTATTGGGGTTTTCGTGTGTTTCTCAGTCTCACATTCTTTGGGGTGTACAAGCCCTTTACAGGTAGGGGTGAAGGGGTAGATATACCCTTTGCACATACCCCCCTTAGAATCGAAGCCAGACCCCTTAGCGTTGATTTGACATCTTTTTTACAATTGGCTGGAATGATTCTATCCAGCCCGAATCCTGTTATCATTAGTCATCTACTTATCATTATATCTTTAGTTAGGATTACAGGATTAGAGTCCGAATCCTACTTGACAGACCTATGATTAGAGATTCTACACGGGGCATTAGGATTGCTTATAGCAGTCTCTGACCCCCTATTTTGTGCTTGATTGAACGGATGTTCACTATCGTTTGCAAGTCGTTGATTTACAACGCTTTACAACTTCTTGCACAGTTGCCCTACAAGGCTCTTGCAAGGGTCAGCCTAGGGGTAGGTATAGGCTCTTGATACCCCCACCTTAGAATCGATTGTAGAGGCTCTTTGCATTTTTACATCTTATTTACAATTGTGTATAGGGTCTTGGCACGAAGCCTGCTACCTGTTTTCTAATCACGGAATCACAGGTTAGGTTAACGGGATTAGGATTCTAAATCTAGATTCTACTGTGCTTTTATAATTCTATAATAAACCACGGCTGGTTATTTATAATTCTATTATAATATTATAAACTGAGGTAAACTTATAAAGACCATTAGCGTTACTACTGCGTAAAGGTTCTTGATAAAAGCAGTTGAGCCTGTCGTAAAAAGTCTTTCCATCGTATGTGCAGGGTCTAAAAACCCTCACGCTCTTTCTCAGTCTACTTTCCCTAAACCCGCAATCGTGCGGGAGGGGGATACCAAAAAACAAAAACAAAAAACCGATATGAAAAAACTGATTATGAAACTGCTGGGTCTGAACACGCTGGTCTCTGACCTCGCTCTGCTCAAAAAGCAAAACGAGGAACTGAAAACCAAAATCGAAAACCTCGAAAATGTGGTCGAGGAAATTGAGATTCCCGATATGGACGACTACATCGCCTCGTGCGATTTAGACGACAACATCGAATCGTATCTCAATAATAACGATTACGCTACCATCTCCTATGTGGATGATGAAGTTGAAAACAAGGTTTCCGATGCTGTCGAGTCCGCTGTCGAAGACCTCGACATTGACGAGAAGGTTCGTGACCTGTTCAACGATGCCAGCCCTGCTCCTATGAGCGAGGAGGACATCAAGAAGGAGGTCGCTGAAGCCGTCAAGGTGACGCTGGAGAAGATGGTCAAGGCTCTGGCTGACCAGCAGAAGTAATCCGAGGGGGGAAGTTACTAACCCCTTCTTTTTGTTTGACGAATGGTATTACAGTAGATTGATTCCCTTTCTGTTCTTTCACATCCCGCATATGAAACTAAAATACATTAACACGGCTGGCGTTAAGAAGTTTTGCAAACAGGAATATGGTAAGCGTGTAAGCAAGGATTTCCTCGCTCAACTCGATTACTATCTTCAAAACAAACTTCGCTCCGCTTGCTCTGAACATAATGGTGGCAAGAAGACCTTGGATAACGCCCTCGCTGGCTATGTCCTTGGTCGCTCTGGTCGATAGTTGCAGGGGGTAACTCCCCTTTATGCGGGAAAATTTAGGTTCTGTTTCTTGCGGGTGGATTCATCATTGCCCAATAATAAAAGAAACAGGTAAAAGCCATATGGTTTTCCTAATTCACTTTGCTCACGGCAGTACGGATTATAGGCAACGAAGTCCGCTGTTTTCTAACTCATATTTGGTTACAGATGGGTGCTGTCGTGAGCGATTAATTTCAAATGCACCAACCCATAATAAAAAGGGGAGGCTAAACTCTCCCCCGACTTTCCTTAAAATACTTCTTGTAATACATAAAAAACCCTCCACACTTCTAACTATGGACTCGTACTTCATCCACCACACGCCTGTCGCTCGAAAGACGAACAAGGTCATCTCGCTCTCCCAAGTAGATAAGGTCTACATCGGTAAAGGAAACTGTTGCCGATGCGGATGCGAAGGCGAATACTACTACGCCGAAGAGAATCCTAAGAAGGTAAAGAACGCCCTCGAAAAGATGTCCAGCGGTATCTACGAAGTGGAATCAATTGACGACAACATTTTTGAAATTGAAATCAGCAGTAACGCAAAAAGCACCAAGGTCATCTGCATCTACCTCAAATCCTAATCCTATGAAATATCCTCTGGATAACATCGAAATCGAACTCGGTAGCCGTACTGTAAAAGTCAGCGGTCACGCACACTACGAGGTCGAGGGCGGGTTCGCTCGCTTCACCAGCGTAAAGATTAAAGATTGGTCTTTTATGGTAACGCCATACGACCCGAAGGTCGAAACGGGTCTGACCAAGGAAGACATCACGGCTCTCCAAGATTCTATCCTAGATAACTTAAACGAAAACTTTGAACTCTGCGACTACCTCGCTGGAGAATACCTTTCCTAACCCAAAATAAAGCCAAATGAAAATCAAAGATAACCACTCCTGCTGGATTCTAAACACGACCCTCGTAGACAACGAAGGCAAGTGCCTCGACCAGCAGTTCTATCAGCACACAAGCAGTATCGATATGCTCAAACTTCTTGTTGACCGCAAGAAGACCAAGGTTATCTGGGAAACTGAAAAAGGTTCTGTTGTTAAGTACCACCTTTTCCTCATTCAGATTTGCAGTTACGGCTCTGCTGGTGTCCTCGCCAGCGACACCAATTCAGAAGAATTGCTTGAGTTACACGCAAAGGAAGAACAGGCTCTCATCGATGCCCAATCCTAAAATGCAAAACCACAGCATCCTCGTCCTCGGCAAGTCCATTGCGGTTACTGATAAAACAGTATTCCGTGTGGAGGAGTCTAGGAATTCTAAAGCCACATATGAGGGGATGTTCTCCTCTACTGACCCCGTGAAGGCTATCCGCTACTACAACTCCACCTGTGAGGCTGTCCGCAAGGCTGGCTTCCGTGTCCGTCTGGTCAAGGACGGGGACGAGTTCTCTGTCATCGCCAAGAAGACCTTCGCCTAATATGGATACCAAGACAATCAAAATGCTGATTAAAATCGCTGAAGCGAACCTCAAGGTCGCTCGCAGGGAGTTTAATGAAATCAAGAATAACCCCCACAACAATGAAGAGTGGGAGTGGGAAGACCAACTTGAGGAGGCTGGTAACGAGTCCTACGCCTGTGAGGAGGTCGTGCGATTCCTTAAAGCCAACCTTGAGCGAGTCTCCTACATCGAATCCCAAGAATCCAAATGATACTGAACTAACTTCCCATATAAAGTCAGAGTTCACAAGGCTCACCAGATATGGCTGGTGGGCTTTGTTATTTTAGATAATCTTCCCGCCTAAGACACGGCACAGGTGGGAGTCCTTGTTTAAGGCTTCGACCACGCTGTCGGACATATAGCCTAGGACTTCCTTAGAGGTCACATAGCCGTCCTTGCCCAGAGCGTCATAGAGTTCAGCGGACTCAAACAGGGCTTGCTTGCCGTCCTCTTCGTAGTCTTCGATTGTGTATCCAGCAGAGCCATTGACCAACAGGTCAAGTCCTTCGTGCTTGATGTTTAGGTTTTTGAATCTGTATTGGAACATACAGAAGACCCAATAAACAAAGCAGTATTACTCTGTCAAGGTGATTCTTTGGCAGGGGGCAAATCAATGATATCGCCCTTCAGCATAGCGTTGATATCTTCGTGGCTGACCCTAAGCCTATGCTCTACGATGACTGTGGGAGCGTCCTGTAGGGCTAAGACCTTGTCGGTCATAATGGCGATGGCTAGGGGCAACTGACCAGCGGGAATATTCTCGATTTCTTCTAGGAGGCGGGTAGAGCCACGGCTGACAATCTGGGACATCAAAGTCGCAGTTTGCTTTTTCCAAGTGCCTAATTGGAATTCAGAATTGGACTCCATATTCTGTCGCATCGCAATCACAGTCGTGCGGTTCACCCCCGTGACTTGGTTAATCTCCGAAGCCCCAGAGCCGTCCTTGAGCATCTCCTGCACCTTCTCCTGCGTCTCCTTGGGCAGTCGCTTCCCCGTCCGTTTGTGGGTGGGGTTAGTAGATAGGCGTTCTGGGCTTGACTCGTAATCCATAAAATTATTTGTCATTATCCGTGTTGACGCTCGAAAAGCAAGCATAAAGGCTATACGGGCTATGGAACTACTCGCATTAGGCTTTTTCGCTCTGGTTGCCCTGCAAGGGATTTTACTCCTTGTATGCTCAGTCGGTGCTTGCCTACCTACCAAGAAGAAGAAATGAGAATTAAAACCAAAGACATCCCCGTTCTGCGGGAAAAGATAATCGCTGAACAGCAGGGCAAGTGCTGGCTGTGCGATATTGATTTAAAATTAGTCGTGCCGTGTCTAGACCACAATCACGAAACGGGTCACATCCGTGGGGTGCTTTGTGGAAACTGTAATGGCATTGAAGGTAAGATTACTAATCTTGCCAGACGAGCCAAGCGTGATAAAACAAAATACGATTTCGTTGCCAAGGTGCTGTCGTATTGGAATTTCTTTTCTGCCTGTCAGCGTAATGAGATTCACCCTACGCACAAGACGACAGATGAGAAGAGATTGAGACGAAATAAAAAAGCGAGAGAGAGACGAAAGAAAGGTTGACAGGCGTATTACCATTTGTTTCCCTAGCGGAGATGAATAACAACCTCGCTCAAGGCAAAGACCCCGCATTCTGTGCGGGAATGACTGAAGCCGACTATCGCAAAGCCCTCGGACTCTCGCAGTCCTCGCTGAAGATTTTTCACAAAAGTCCAGCCCACTACCTCGCCTCCACGGAGGAACAGGCTGAACCCACGGACGCTATGATTCTGGGTTCTGTCTTTCACGCTATGATGCTCCAGCCCGATGAGGCGAAGAACCTGTACGCTGTTAAACTCAAGGTAGATGGTCGCTCCAAGGAAGGTAAAGCCTACAACGAGAATTTTGCCGTGGAGAACGCTGGCAAGTTCATCATCAATGTGGAGCAGGAAGCCCAACTGCTGGCTATGCAGAAGAGCATCCTCAGCCACCCCAAGGCTTCTCAACTGCTGGCTGACAGCGACTACAAGGAACTACCTGTCTTCGGCACTTACCCCACGCCCTATGGCGATGTCCGCTTGAAGGGTCTGATTGATGCTTACGATTCTAAACTTGGATTCATCAACGATATCAAAACCTGTGAATCAGCATCGCCAGAAGATTTTAAGCGAGCCATCTGGGACAGGAGATACGATTTTCAAGATGTGCAATATTCTTGGTTGCTGGAAAATGCTGGCAAGCCTGTCAATCAGTTTAATTTCATCTGTGTGGAGAAGAAGAGTCCTTGGGCGGTGGCGGTATACAGCATTTCCGCTGAGTCCCTGCTGAAGTCTGCTGGACGCTGGGAAGACCTCGTCATCGAGTACGGGGCTTGTACCTCCTCTGGAATCTGGAAGGCGTACTCTGACGACATCATCGAACTGTCTCTATGAGCGAACCGAAGTTCACGGGAGTCTGGATTCCTGCTGGGGTGTTCCAGCACACCACCATTAGCATCACCGCTAAGGTGGTCTACGGGGTCGTAGAAGCCCTTGACAATGACGATGGGTGCTTCGCATCCAATGCCTACCTGTCTCGCCACCTTGGGCTAGGGGAGAGGCAAGTCCGAAACATCCTACAGGAACTCGATGAGGCTAATCTGATTACCCGTGTCGAGGTCGATGGTCGCAGGGTCATCCGTACTGTCGAGAAGACTGCGATTGTAAATGCTCTTGGGGAGGCAAAGAATTGCCTAGGGGGGAGGAAAAATATTGCCACGGGGGGTGGCAAAAAATTGCCTACATATAACAAAGAAGATAATAAAGGAGATAAAGATACAGTCAAACAGCAGATTTGGATTGCCCGTTTACCCTTTGGTTCTGAGGCTTTCCTTACGGCTTGGAAGTCTTGGGTAGCCTATCGCAAGGAGATGAAGAAGACCCTTACCGACTCCAGCGTACAGGCTCAATGCAAGGAGTTCGTCCTGTGGGGCGAAGCCAAGTCAATCGCCAGCATCGAGCAGTCCATCAAGCAGGGCTGGCAGGGTCTCTTTGAACCCAAGCAAGTATTTGGCAAAGGTAATACAAATGTCTTGACCGCCAGAGACCACGAAGCATTCTAATAGCACTATGAACCCAGAAGTAATCAATCGCCTTGGCTATGGGGCTTGGGCTGAGAACATCATCGTGAACTACATCGAGGACTACAGCGATGTAATCAAGTCCAGCAACGGCAACCACAGCATCGAGCGTGAACACTACACCATCAATGCTAGTTGGAATGACTGCTCGCTCTCGATTACTGTCCGTGCCTATGTGGACGGGGACGGATGGCAGACCTTTGACCAGAACATCAAGATTAAATAATATGAAACCCGTATCCCTAGAAGTGTCTATGATGAAACGCATTGGCGAACTCAACAAGGAGAACGCTTTTCTTAGGTCAGAGATTGAGCGACTGAAGAACAATGTCGCTTACCTTGACAAGAAACTTGACGAAGAACTAGACAGGAAAAACAAATGAGCGAGATTGCCTGTCATTGCGGACGCAGGGGTGCGTTGTTCGCCAAGAACGATGGCTCTCTGAAGTTGGTTCGCTGGCATCATTGCCGTGAGCATCTGGACAAGGAGCGAGTTGCCTACGCTGGGCTGATTGACTCGACCATTCCCCCCGCCATCCCTCAGATTTTCTTAGATACGGATGTGACCCGCCTCCACCCCAAGATTCAGACTGCCCTCGATTGGAAGCCCGAAGGGGATGTCTCTGGACTCCTCCTGCACGGCACAACAGGCGTAGGCAAGACCCGTGGCATCTGGGAAATCATCAAGCGTCTCTGGGCTGAGGAGACCAAGAAGGACAAGCAACTTAACTTTGAATTCCTCACGATGCGGAAACTAGAAACTGTAATCGAGAAGGGCTTTGAAGACCGCAAGCACGGCTCTGCCATCGACTACCTTATCTCCTGCCCCCTGCTCATCCTCGATGACTTCGGCAAGGAGCGTCTGACCCAGCGTATGGCTTCTGACATCTTCGCTATCGTGGACGAGCGTAGCACCAGCCGTAGGGCTACCATCATCAGCACGAACTTCAACGGCTCTACCCTTCTGGAGCGATTCGACAATCGTGACAAAGAGACGGGCGTTGCCCTAATCCGAAGATTAAAGGATTATTACAGGGGCGTTGGAGTAGGTTAACTTTCCTGCTTGCATCAGTAATACCATTTCTTTCTATCAGCAACCTATGAAACGCCTATTCGCACTCCTGCTCAGTTACGCTTCTGTCGAAGCAAGGTCTATCATCACGGAAGATTACTTAGACAAGGTCGCAATGATTGAATCCAACTTTAACTACGAAGCCGTTGGTGACAAGGGCAAGGCTATCGGAGCGTGGCAGATGCACGAAGATAGTTGGCGTGAGTCCTGTCAGCGTCTTGCTCGAAAGGACTGTGCTGGCTTCAGTCCGTGGGATGACTTCTCCAAGAACCACAAAAAGTTCGCAACCGACCCTCTGGTCAGCCGACTCGTAGCCAAAATGTACTTACAGATTCTTGAGACCCAGATGAATAACTCCAAGATTAAGGTCACGCCTATCTCCCTTTATATGGCTTACAATATGGGCTTCCAAGGTGCATACAACAAAGACTTCAACTTCAAGTCTTTTTACCTTGACGGCAAACGCAGAGGCATCCTTGCCCGTGCCAACCAAATCCTTTCCCGATGAAGAAAACTAACACCAAGAAACGAACCCGTAACCACGAACTTATGCTCACACTCCGTGTGTCTAAGTCGCTGTTCAACTTACTCAACAAAGTGTCAAGCAGAATCTCAATGACTCGCTCAGATTATGTGAGAACTATTTTGCAGAGAGATGTTGACACACACCCCCTCTCGTAATACTACCTAACTATGTTCACCGAATCACTCTTCACCTACACACCAAATAAAATGCACGACAACAACCCCGAACAACAAGTCAGTCTCATCAAGGCTCTCGTAGCCTTTGTGTCTGAAGCCCAAGATGTCCACGCTGACAGCGACAATCCATTTCATAAGTCACGCTATGCCAGTCTCCAAGCCCACCTCATCGCCCTTAAGCCTCTCGCTAAGAAGCACGGACTCGCCATCATCCAGATGCCCATCGGTGACATCGATGCTGTCGGTATCCGTAACATCATCATCCACGAAGACGGAGGTATGCTTTCGTGCAACGCTCTCGTCCCTGCTGAGAAGGGTATGTCTGGTCAGCAAGCGGGTAGCCTGTATTCTTATGTCCGTAGATACAGCCTTGCTTCCATTGCTGGAATTGCAACTGAGGATGACGATGCGGAATCCGACCGCCTCGCTAAGACTTCTACTAAGTCTGCTCCTAAGAAGGAGTATGTTAAACTCGAAACGAAGCCGACTGCTTCTGGAACAAAGTTCATTCCTAACCCCACAGCCAAAGCCCCTGCTGGCGGTGAAGCCGTTGCTCCTTTCGGTGACCTCAAGGGAACTCCCCTGTCCCAACTCCCGCTGAAGTCTGCTGACCGAAGCGTCAAGTTCGGTGACCTCAATTACTTCGCTAATGTCTGGAAACCCAAGCCCTTCGGTGACAACACCGAAATCAGCCCCCGTGACCTCCGTGTCAAGGCTGAGGCTGAACGCCTCTGGGCTATCGCCAACGGAGACATCGAGCCTCCGACTGTAACCCAAGACGAAGTACCCTTCTAATCCCTAAACACAAATCCTATGTCCCTACAAGCCAAGCAATATAACGACACGCAGTACATCATCCTCAGCGATGGTCGTGTCGCTCGTCTATTAAAGCCCACAAAGATTCACCAGCAGACCTACATCAATTTCATCATCGACAAGAAAATGAAGCGGGTGAACACGCAGGAACTGGCGAAGATGTTTGCTGAAGCAGACGAGAATGGAAAGACCTATTAAGTCCCACGGGCTTTCCTACTTACGCCACGCTGTCAGTCACAGAAACAAGAAACTGAATTACATCAGTCTCCCTGTGGATAAAGCACAAGAAATCCTAGACGCATCTAACGGCTTCCAACCCACGCACGGAGAGTATACTCTTAGGAGTAACTCCGTCAAGGGGGCGGCTGTGGTGCTGGCTATGGATGTCAAGGAACTCATCGAGCGTCTGAACTGCCCTACCCCATCCAAGATTCTAAACGACTTGGCTGAGGCTAAGTGCCGACTGAAGGCAATGTCTGAGGCTGGGGATGTCCTAGCCCGCACCGCCAGCAAGGAAGCCATCAAGGAATGGGTGCGAGCGAAGTCCCTATGACCCTCCTTGAAGCCTATCGCCTTGCCCTCATCGAAGGGCTGACTGCCAAGCAAGCGGGTGCTAAGTTCAATCTTAACCCCCAGAGCATCGCCAAATGCAAGACTAGATATAACCTCCCCACGCTGAGGAACGAGTGGGATGCTGGCTATGAAGAGAAGTTAGGAAAGTTCAGCGACAAGCAGTTGCTCCACTACCACGACCTTCTTTCTCTGCCTAAGAATTATAAGTCTGCCCGTGAACTCAGCGTCTGCAAGCGTCTGCTTCAGAGCCGAATGCTATGTCCGAACTAAACGACTATGCAAAACAGTTACTCAGTCGTAGACCTAGAGGAAGAGTCCAAGGCTCGCACAGAGGCGGTAGCGTATTGGCTGGAAAACTGCCAACGGCTTGGGAGGTTTCTAGAGCCACCGAAGAGTTACAACGCAACAAAGAACGCTGGGCTATCCTTCTTGCTAAACCTCTGAACAAATGGAAACCCCAACAGTAGTATTCTACGAACACAGTTTCGATGACACTTTGATTCAGAGCCTGTCAAAGAATGTTCTCAATCTAGGAAACGAGTGCCGTGCCTTGGCTGAGGAGAACAAGCGTCTCAAAGAAGAGAACGAGATGCTTAAGGGCAGGGTTAACTACTGGAAGATTGAGGCTGAGTGCGACCACGGACGCTGGTTGCGGACGCTGGAAGACCTAGAACATCTCCGTAATCTAAAATGATTCACGAATTCCGTAACCCTATCCCTGTGCATACCGACATCGGCTATGGCTGGCTGATGTATGTGCGGGATGGTGGCACTTGGTCTAACGATATCTTTGCTATCGTGCTGGAGCAAGACGGGGTCATCCGTCATATGCGTACAGACCAGTTCAAGGTTCTACAGAATCCAACTTTTGACATCAAGAACAAATCCGATGTTTAACAAAGACAACAGGTTTGACATTGACCTCCAATACGGGCAAGAGGGTGAACGCTGGCTTATGTGGCTAGGCGTAGACCAAGCAAGGGTAGAGGTCAAGACAGAGCGTGACAAGTGGTTCACCACAGGCAACGCCATCTTTGAATTCCGTTCACGGGGTAAGCCTTCTGGATTTGCTGTGACTCAAGCCGACTACTGGATGCACAATTTCTTTCTCAAGGGAAGATGTAAACACTCTATTACATTTGACATCGAAGACCTCAGAGACTTTCTTCGACTTGTGTACCGCAATCCTTATAACTACGGAGCAAGAATTTGCACAGGAGGAGACGACCATACCTCTGACTTAATCGTAGTTCCAATGTCTCAACTATATAAAGCCTCTCTTCCCTATGTCTAAACTAATTAAGTTCGTAGCCGTGGGAGATAACCACGGAGACCACATCGATGAGGATGTTGCCAAGCAGTTTTATAAATTCCTAAAATGGTTCGACCCAGACGAGGTCATCCACTTAGGCGATAACTTTGATTTTCGTTCTATCCGCAGGGGTGCGGGACGCAAGGAAGAAGATGAATCTCTGGTCGCTGATGTCAAGGCTGGCAAAGAATTCATCACCCGTGTCCAGCCTACTATTTTCTTAAACGGAAACCACGATGACCGCCTCGACCAGATTATCAATGGCTCGACCAGCGGGATGATGGTAGACTACTGCCACGACCTCAAGAACGACATCCGCAATCACCTCAAGAAGAACGGATGTAAGAAGATTTACGATTACCACGCAGAGGAAGGCGTACACAGGCTTGGCAAGATTGCCTTCGTACACGGATATTCCTGCGGTGTCCGTGCCGTGGAGGAACACGCTATCCATTACGCAGAGCCTCAAGGTGCTGTAATTATGGGACACCTTCACAGCATTCAGCAAATCAATGCCAGAAAGCACCAAGGTGCTGTCGGCTTCTCTGGTGGTTGCCTATGCCACAAGTCCCCAGACTACGCAAAAAACAGATTAGGAACTTCTAAGTGGGGGTCGGGTTGGACTTACGGATTCACTCAAGGGTCGGACTGGAAGGTCTGGCAAGCCCACAGGGTCGGTAAAGAATTTATCTATTCTGTAAAAGGACTATGAACAACAAAGACCTACGGGCAATGGAGAAACTCTTTGGCAAGGTTGTCCAAGAAAAGCCAGAGAAAGGATTCTATACACGAAGGGAAATTCAGAAACTCTGGAATCTTTCTGAACCTATCATTACCAAGAAACTAAGCGTTGCCCTAAAGAACAATCTTCTTGAAGTCCGTATGTATAGGGTTACTTCTGGAATGGTAACTCGTCCAATCCCCCACTACCGAATTAAAAATGAGCAAAACAGACAACGAAAAACTTGAAGAATTCCTTGCTGAATTAGACGATGAGATTGTCATCGCTGATGGGCTTGCTCACGCCTTTGTAGGGCTGACCAATACTCCTAATGGGGTTGTGGCGGTCTATTCCACAGAGCGTATCATCTCTAACCTAATGGAGAATGATGCTATGGACTTTGAGACGGCTGAAGAGTATATGTACCACAACATCATTGGTGCGGATGTTGGTCAGCGGACTCCTGTTTTTGTGGATGTGATTCCAGAGGAGTTCTGGAAGTAAGTTTCTTGATAAGCACGGCAAGCAGGGATATGCAAACTATCCCGACTGAGCCTCCTGCTATCCAAGTGAACCATTGGCTGTCGAATATCCAGAGGGAAGCCATAGCCAGAGAACCACCACCCATAACAATAGCCCCAGACTTCTTGAACGGAGTGAACGCAACCACAAGAAGCCCAGTCACGAACAGCCCTAACCCAGCCGTACTGAACTGCCATAGCACCTTCTGCTTGAACTCAGCGTCAGCCCTAGAGTGAGCCTCAGCGAGTTCATAATCCTTTTGTTCTACCATTGCGTACAGGGCTGTGGTCTCATCCTCTACCTTGGATGCCTCTTTCTTATCCTTCTCTACCGCCTTGAAGTCGTTTTGTTTTATAATCCTAGTGTACTCCTCTACCTTAGCAACTGAGGGCTTGGCAACCCCAGAGAGGCGTGTCACTTGGGCTTCGACAAGTCCTCGTACATTGCCTTTATCGAGGCTAGGAACGACAGCAGTAAGGGCAGAAGCGGAATCAGAGACGATATCTTCGACCCTAGTGATGTACTTGTCCTTCTCTTGGTTCTTCGTTTCAACGGGGGCAGGGGGTAAGGGGGTAGGCTTAGGGGCGGTAGAGCAACCAACAAGGAGCAGGGCTAGTAAAATGAATCTCATCTACGCATTTCCATCATAGAACCTGTGCTTGTTTCCCTATTTAAAAACTCTGGGACATAGCCTCCTATAAATGCTTTTGCAGGCTCAGTATTTCCAGCAAGCAAATTATAAACAGTAGCACTAATAGGACTACGAATCTGATATTCTGGGTCAGCAACTTGGGCTTTCATTTCTCCCCACGCTTGTTGAACAGAGTTTCCTTTATTGGAACTAGAGTCTTCATATAGACCAGTTATCTTTCCCATAAAATCCCAAGCAGGGCGTGTTCCATAGATGTCTGAAGCCCCGTGATTTCTATCATAATAATTTTCTCTCGTAGCCCCGTAACCCATCATGCCCATACTTGCCAGACCTCCTACTGCACCAAGGGCTGGGGCTGTGGCAGGAGGAAGTTTAATATTATATAATCCAGAAAGAAGACTTGCAGGAGTTCTTGCATTTACAACTTGAGGACTTTGTGCCATTGCACGAACAGCGGTAGCGGTAGGAGGACTGACGGCTGTTTCTGTAGTCGCTACCTGTCCTTGTTGAATAAACTGAGGAGTGTAAGGTGTTTTAGCAACGGGAACAGGAGGGGCAGGAGGTGTTGGAAGCGGCTTATCCGAAGCAAAGGTACGCAACCTATTCATTGCTACTTTATATGCTTCTGGGTCTGTAGGTTTTCTGTCTGGAGTTAAATCAGTAAACTTTTGTCCCGAATTAATAAAGTCTTTTGTTATGTTGCTTCCCTTGTTATTGACCATAGGCAACGCTTCAACGAACTCATCAGCGTTAGCGTTTCCAAAGACTTCATCAAGAGCCATCCCAACTCGTTCTAACTGTTTATTTCCATAGAATAAATCATCTGCTTTCTGAACACCTTTATTAATCCATCCGTCTTTTGAGCCGATGCCAGCCGCAGGATACCATCTGTTAGGAGGAACATGAGATTTTCCTCCTGCACCAGAACTAAAATAAAAAGGCATCTTTTCTCCATTAACATTGGCAACAACCATAGGTCTGTCGGCATCGCCCGTGAGATTAATTATGTACGAAGTTTTGTCTTTACCGACAGGGATTGCGTCTAGGTCGAATCCGAATTCACGAAGTCTAGCAAGTTGTTCTTCCATATTATTTAGTCTGTTTAATAAATTTACGCTTCAGCCACTCAAAAATATCTGGGGCTAACGCACCAGCAGAGGAGTAGATGATGCCCTTGTACATAGCGTCCAGAGGGGCGTGGTTGATGGCGAAGTAAATCAGAGTACCAACGATAGCACCCGCCAGAGCCTTGCGTACCCAGATGATGGCTTGCCACTTCTCCTCAGTTATGATGAGCCTAGCGACAGCACCTAACGCTCCTAGGACAGCAACTATCCAGCCACCCTTCTTGAAGTCTTCGGCTGTTTCTAGAATGCTAGGGTCTACAGGACTCATTGCTTAGGCTCGTCCCTTTGGACTCTCCGCTTGGCTTGCTCTAGGTCGTTGTAGATGCCGACCATAGCCTTGTAGGGGTTGTAGACCTTGAACTTATCGCCCTGCACCATGATGACATAGCCGACAGCGTTCTTGACCACAGAGCCAAGCGAGGTGCGTTCAGATTGCCAGTCACGCCAGCCTTCAGCGGGCTGATAATGTCTATCAGAGAATATCTTGCTCCAAGAGTGAACCCAAGGCTCATAGCCTTCCATTGTCTCATAAGAGCCATCCTGTTTCTGAATATCGATTAAAGGCTTTTTGAGTTTGTCGAAGTTTTCCTTTGTGGGCGGGAAATACTGACCCCTATCTGCATCAATTAACTTAGACTCTCCAAAGCCAAAGGTATTGACTTGAGCGTACATAGGAAGTGCTAAGTCGTTTTCAATTCTCTGAAGGAAGTCTTCAGCCCCTAAGAACCTCGCCCGTTCAGCCATTTCAGAGTAAAGAAGATTAGAGTATCCCTTGCCCCTGTACTGTTCCCATACACGAACCGCAGGGTCAGAAAGCAACCACTTACCTCCGCTACCCTTCTTAACTTCGTAATCTATTCTGCCGATAAGTTTGTTTCCTTCCTTTAACTCAATAGAGCGTCTTCCATAATCATCGGTTCTCTTATCCCAGTTCTTCATGCTGAGTTTCAAACCTTTCGTAAGGATAGGGTTCTCCTCAGCATATCTGCCAATGAAGCCATTAGTCCATTGACGGCTATCTGTATCATAGGTTCTGTTGCCTTCACCCATCTCGTACTGATTTGTGCTGACCTTTTTTGTGCTGATGGTCTTCTTCTTACCAGAGAGTCTGATGGGTTCGCCCTGCTCGCCTTCCGCTGGCATGAAAGATGTTCTGTCTTTACCAGCCTCGTTGTTCTTGAACGCCTTGTTGACTTCACGCTTAAGAGCAAGAACAGCCCTTTCTGGATTTTCTAAATTCACATCATGTAAAGGATGGTTTATTGCCTTTCCGTTTACTCTTATGTCTACGCCTAGCGTATGCTTTTCTTTGTTTTTAACGCTATTTTTAAGGATATCTAAGATAGCCTCATACTGTTTGTTTGTAGGAACAGAACCTATGTCTAAATAAGTGCGTCCGTCATCTGTGCCATAATCATTGTGGTCTATGCGGATAGCACCAGCCTCTTGCATTTTGCCAATCTTGTCTTCTTCCCAGCCATACTCTTCCTTCATTTTTCTCTTAACCTCTGGAAGCATTACGGCTTCTCTATGGTCTAAGCCTCTTGAATTCTTGAAGTCATCAAACTTTGTGGTGGGAATGTATTTGTCGTTTACTCTCTTGAACCCAGAACTTTGTGAGCGTCCAGAGAAGTCGAGCATTCTTGCGTCTGGCAATATATAGCCAGCCTCATACGGACTGTTTGTAAGTCCAAACTTCTTAATGTTAAGTTCAAACAGTTTTCTAGATGCTTCTGGAAGAGCATCCCAAGTAGACTTCATTCCCAGTTCCCTTGTCTTTTCCCAAGACTCAGAAGGCATATACCAAGCCTTTTCCTTCAAGTAAGAAGTGACATCTGTCTGCGTATCGCCATACCTATCCCTTCTTGTTCTTCCAATAAGAGTGTCATCTGGCTCTCCAATCCTAGTGTTTTCTTGGTCAATGATTCTTTTGCGAATCTTCTGAGGTCTTCCAGATTCATCGACAATCATTCCGCTGAATTCTTTTACGCCAAGGGAGCGAAGACGCTCAACCATTTCAGAGTAAAGAAGATTCCCGTATCCTTCGCCTTCCCATCTAGGATTTACTTTTACATATTCAACAGACGCATCAGTTCCATTGACTTCAACATTTATATATCCTACCTTAACTTCATTTGCAACTTCATCCTTTGGTTTAATAGTAAGCCTATATGTCTCTTCTCCAAATCTTCCTTTTTCAGTATCCTTGGTGAATATAATCTTTTTATATTTTATTGCTTTAGGATTTTCAGAAGCATAGCGACCAATAAATTTACCAGACATCTGCTCTGGCGTGTAAGTACGACCACCCTCAGCATCGCCCTCCGCTGGCATGAAGTTGGGACGATTTTCTCTGCCCGTATCTTCTTCTGAAACTCTGAATTGATTAAGTCTTCCTTCTTCCTTGATTGGTGTCTGAACCCAAGCGTATTTAATGCCAAGGTCTTCATAGGCTTGAAGCCTGTGTCTTCCATTGGAAACACGAACTTGATTAACAGCACCTTGTCCTTCAATAAAAGTCTTTTCTGGGAATACCGACACGACTGGGGCTTCAGCCATCTCTCGGTTATTTTTTCTTTCCCAAGGTCTTTCTTGAATCCACTTAGTAGCATTAGCAAGGCTATTAGGCTTTTGATTCTTTACATCTCTTACTGTATTAGAAGGATTAGTTCTTTGGAATTCGTCATTAAACTTCTTAACATCAATAAGGACAAACTTATTTCCACTCCAAGGCTTTTGATGAGCCTCTAATGGAATTTCCGCTGGCTGATATGCAGTATCTCTATGCTCTCTTTCTCCTTCTGTATTGTAGCGTCTTCCATCCTTGTCAGAAATCTTACGCATCTGACCAGTCGCTCGCATGAACGCATTGTATAAACCTTTTCTTGCGTCTCTAATGTCTTTCAGTTTTGCAAGGTATGTATATTGGTCGATGTTTTGTGCCTCTTGAACGGCTTGCTTTAATGTGATTTCTTTGTTCTGAAATCTGTCAACAATAGCACCACCCTTGCTTCCAAGTTTTAAGATAGCCTCAACAACATCATCGTTGCTTGCTTTTGTGAAATTCTCTATGTTGTTAAAGACATAATCTAATTCTGGAGTCATCATCTCTTGATGAGACTTGCCCGTCTTTAATCCGTATAGATATTCAGTTAACAGTTTATAAGCCTTGTTGCTGTTTGGTTCAAAATCAAAACCGCCTTTTTCACCCTCCGAAGGCATCATGTGCGTCTGTATCTTGCCGTCTAGGAAGTCTTGCTTGATGCGGTCATTGAGGACAAAGGTCATGCCTCTGTCGATAGCCTCAGCGGAAATACCAGAGTCTGTAGTAGACATTGAGCCGATTTCGCCACGGATACCATTCTCACGAAGTTTATTAATTCTGTTGTAAGCATCCTTTTCGGCAGACTTTATCATTGCAACTTCACCGATAAGCGTTCTCAGTTTGTTATCGTTAAGATTTTTAGCCTCATTTTGGATTTTTACACCAACGAATTCGTCAGACTCATGCACGGGCATTGCCATTAACTCAGCAAGTTTGTTGATGGTCGCAGGGTCTTCACTACCCTTGACCTGTTCAAAGTGTTCAAGTACTGCCTTATTAGCATCGTGCAACTTGTTGGTAATCTCAGCCATCTGACCCTTGGCGGTATCAATGGTAGCGTCAGCCAACTTGTTAGTCTGCTTCATCTCAATCCCGTACTTGCGAAGCCAAGCACCCCAGATTTCTGGGATTAACTTGCCGTAGAGTCCCTGTCTGGCATCGCCTTTCATGTGCGAGACAGTAGGGCTGTCATCGGGGTGCGTTAGCGTAATCCTATCTAAGCCGTCACGGATAGCCTGTCTGATGATTCCCTTGAGTCCTGTGAGCGTCCAGTCCTTAGCGGCAGTAAGCGGCAAAGGAGTAGGCTCTTTTTGACTTAAACTTAATTCATGCAATTGAATCAACGACTCATTGTCTTGAATAGATTCAAGCATAATGTCTGGATTGTCTAAAGTATAATTAGTTATGTGTCCTTCATCTATAAGACTTTGAATTCCTTCTGTTCGGTAAAATTTCTGCCGTTCGACTTCAAACTTTTTTATTGTATTAAATTGATTTAACAATTCATCGCTAAGTCGTAACTTTTTCCAAACTTTAAAATGTTTGTCAAAAACTGATTCTGTTTCTGCTTCAAGTCTATTTAAGAAATCGCTAAAACTTGTTGCTGTACCTATCATGGTAAACACATGGTCTAACCCTTCCTGTAAAACTTTCCTCGCATCTTGTCTTGACATAGCGGCATCATAACCTTGAGACGGGAATATTTCTTTTAACAATAATGTTATTTCAGAATTTAATTTTTCGCTATTCCATAACCCTGCTTTTATGTACGCAGTTTTTTGAGTCTCAAAACCTTCTCCATTGCTGTTTTGTACATAAATTCCTTCTTCTCTTGCTTTGTTATAAAGTGTTTTTTGAGTTCTTACATTTCTTCTAACTATAAATTCTCTATCTGGAGTAAGTCTTCCAGATACTTTTCTTTTATCCGTATTATTAGCCTGTACTTCTTCGATGAACAGGTGTCTGTTGCCGTCAGCGTCAATACGCTCCGTGGTTCGGAAGTGAACAATAGTATCTTCTCCGTAGTGACCACGGATGCCGTGAGCGTACTCTGGATTGATTCTAATTGCCGTCTGCTTGTAGTTATCCTTAGCACCGCCAAGGGTGAACCTAGAGGTGTCCATTCCACTTCTTTCCTTAGCACCCTCTTCAATAGTTACCTTGATTTCCTTGGACTTAGCGAAGTCTAGGATTTCGGTCATGTCTAACTTAGGCTGAGTAACGCCCTGTGCCATGTCAATCCGTGTGCCATCTTCAAGGAATCTAGGCGTAGTGGTCTTCTGAATCTTGGACTTCAACAAGTCAACAAGACCAATCTCCGTGGCTTCTTGGAACATTCTGCTACCCTGCGAGCCGTACACGACTAACTTCTTGAGAAGACCTTGGGCTGTGAGGTTAGGGTAGTCTTGGAAAATTTGGGCAAGTCTGGGGTGCAGGGCAGACTTGATTTCCATCGGATACATTGCGTCATATTCGTGATGTGATAAATTTGTTAACTTATCTAACAAATAAGAAACTTTTAAATCTTTTGCATAATGAGGTATTCCTATGTCAATATCACCTAAAGAAGAAACATCTGGTTTAATTTTAACTTGTTCTAAAATAGAACTTACATTTTCATTGCGTAATGCCTTTATTAAACCTTCTTTTTTAACTACTTCTAAAGCATCTTTAGATGGTCTTGAGTAATAATTGCTCGCAGACTCTGCTTGATTCTCTTTTGAGTTTATATCGTTTATTTGTTTTTCTAATGCTTCTATTACACTTTGTTCAATTTTATTATCATCTAAAATCTTTTGAACACGCTTATCTTTGTATCCAACTCTTGACGGAGGAATTTCAGTCGGAGGCACAGCGGTGTCTTTACCCTCAACGCTCTTGTCGAAGGATTCATTGAAGTGTTTTTGAGCCGCACGACCAGCGTCAGCGATTGTATCGAATTGACCAAGCGACTTGCCCTCTGGGTCGAACACCTTGAACTTTTCGCCAGCCTGTTTGCTGATGTTATAGCCCGTAGCGTGACGGATTATCTTGCCACCAGAGGGAGTAGTCTCCTGCCTCATCTCATCTGGCATGAAGTTGCGGGTGAGGTCTAGGTGGGCGTTGTTGTGGTTGTAGTCCACACGCTCCCTGCCAGCGGTACGCATAGCCACGATGCCGTCATTGCTGAAGGTCGTAACGCTGTGTCGGATGCCGACAGGAATCTCAGCGATGGGCTTGTTGATGTACGGGAGGTCAGAACCCTTGTGGAATCCAAGCATCTGGTGCAGGGCATCTCTACGCTGACCGCCTAAGCCGTCACCCCTGTCAAGAAGACGGAAGGAGGGCTTGCGGTTAGGGTCTCCAGACGGAAGGGAGGCGTTGCTGAGGTAGGCGTAGAAGTCAGCCTCCATGCTTGTTCTGTCTCCGTTCCAGAGGTCACGGACTTGAGGGTCACGCCAGACCTCGTTGCCTCTAGCCTCGATGACTCTGAGGTCAAGGGTGTCAAAGTTAGCGAAGGTCGTACCATCGGCTTTGACCTTGAAGTTCACATCAAGAAGTACAGCCCGTCTGTTCTTGAACGGCACAGCCGCACCATAGACACGCTCGTTGCCGTCACCAATGTGGGCAGAGTAACCAAGGTAGCCGAACTCGACCACATTAGAACCCTTGCCTTCAAGGATGTTATAGGCGGCTGTAAGTCTGTCGAACCACGCTCTCTGGAGGTAACCTGTACCCACAAGGGCGTTCATCTGAGCCGTGTTGGGCTTGCCAGACCAGTTGCCGTCACCATCCCTACGCATACCGCCCCTGTGGTCAGCATCAGAAAGGGAGTCTAGAACCTTGAACATCTCCTTGCCCTGTCGGATTTCTTCGGCTGTGTATCTGCGGAGTTTAGGCTTCTTTAAGTTGCCAGCCTTGTCGATGGTCTCAAAGCCCTGTCCACGCAGACCATGCGTCTGGATGAACTGCTTACGGGCATCGGGGGAGAGGTTGCTGATGTCGAACTTGCCACCCTTGTTGATGTTAGACTGCATCCGAATCATGTCCTGCATCAAGAGGTCTAGGGCTGTTACCTTGGCTCTCTTGCCGTCTTTGCCAAATCCTCTGGACAGGGCATATCCCTCGATGTTGTCGAAATTGACGGACGGGTTGTTCTTGCCAATCTTAGCCTTCCAGAAGTCGAGGAACGACTCCTTGGAGGTCTCAAAGACGGCTCTGAGTCCGCTGTATTCGCCACCTCTGAACAGGAAGTCCACGGGCTTGTCCATCACGAACTTGGCAAAATAGTAAGCACCGAACTCCTCAACTAGATGCTCAAGCGGTGTCTGGGTAGTGTCAGCGACACGATTAGGGTCGTTACGCTTCTTGTATTCCTCGATAGAACCCTTGAGTTCATCAATCTTGCGTTTACGGAATTCTTCGCTTTGGTTTCTATGGACGCTGTTGATATAGCCTTCCATGAACTTCTGGAGTTGGGTCGGGTCAACGACAGCCTTCTCAAGCATCTTGCCAGTCTGAGGGTCAAATGTGCCGACAAGTTTCTGGATGAGTCTGTCGGAGTAGTCCTTAGCGAACACAGAGTCTCTCATCACGGAGTGGAAGAGTTCGTGGGGCATCGACTCACGATTGCCCTTAGCCATGAACTTATCTAGGTTGATGTAGATTTCAGTCTGACCAGTAGAGTTCCTACGCTTAGTCCAACCAGCGGAAGCGTCAAACGATTGAAGCGTCTCTTCGACATCCATGTTGCGAGACTTTCTGATTGTGCCATCCTTGTCGATGTATCCGTCCGCTTGGAGTTTCTCCTTAAGCATCTGACCTCTGCGGGTCAGTTTCTTGTCGGAGCGTGTCTCAGCCTTGAGGGTCTCAGCAATCTTACCAGAGACGAGATTAGCGTTCTTCTGGTTAAGGGTGTTAATCATCTCAGCCAATCTTTCGGCATAGGCGAGGTCACCGAAGTGAGCGTTTACCTGTCTGCCCTTGAGGGACTTGATGAAATCGGGGTTGCTGTTTTCCTTAATCTGCTTGAGCAGGACAGCCTTGGCGTTGTCATCCAGACGCTCCCAGACGGGCTTCAGTTTCTTGTATCTGGCTTCGGTTGTGATAGCCTTCTCAAAGCCAGCAGGGTCTCCAGCGAAGTTGCCTCCGTTGTCTCTGAGGATGCCGAGGACATCAGCGATGGTTCTTCTGTCTCCGATTTCGGGGAAGATTCTGGACTTCTCTCTGAGTTTGCCCGTGCTGGGGTCAATTCCTTGGCTAGTTAACGCTTCAGCGTAACCTTTCTCGTTAAACGCCTTGATGACCGCATCGGGGTTCACGACATCCAGACCAGCGATGATACCATCAATCTGGGCTTGGAATCGTCTATCTCCAGTAGCCTCAGCCGCAATAGCCATAGCCTCAAGAGCCACATGGTTTTCATTGCCAGCGTCCTTGAGTCCTTCGATGACCAACTTACGCTGGATGGCAATCTGCTCCATCTTCGTGTTGCCTGTGATGTCAGAGGTAAGCCTGCCAGCACCAGCACCGACAGCACCGAGTGCCATGCCAGAGCCGATACCGCCAGCCATGCCTTCTTCACCGCCAGCAAGATAACCTAGACCGCCACCGATAGCCGCACCTTGAAAAGCACCAGAGGTAATTTCATCGGCATAGGCGAAGAACGGGTCAACAGCCTCAATAATCTTAAGCAGTCCTTGGGCGTGTTTAGAGAGAACGATGCCTTGTTTCTTGGTGTCTCTAAGAGCCTGTCCAGCATAGCCAAGAACGCCACGACCTGTGTTCTTCTGCTTTTGCATCTGCTCACCAAACATACTGATAGCCTCACCAACGCCACGGGCGGTAGTAGAGCCGACCATCGCACCAGCGACATCCCCGACAATAGGAAGGGGAATTGTAGCACCTGTCATAGCCGCAGTCGCAGAAGTCCATCCGTACATCTGTGCGGTTGTCTTGACCTCAGCGGCAGAGATACCAGATACAGTCTCGAAAGCCTTGGCACTACGCTCTAAGCCATAATCAATCGTATTTCTGACGGCAGTACCCATGAACTCAATGGGAGCACCAACGCCCCACTTGAGAACACCACCCATAATGCCACGCTTGATAGCCGCAGTACGGGCAGAAGCCATAGCCAACTTCTCGCCCATGCCAATCATCGTAGCACCCTTAGCCGCAATCCCACCGAACGGGATAAACAGGGTAGGGTCAGCGATGTAGGACATCACCTGTGTCATCTCTGGGTTGATGACATCTTTGTCCATGACAAGGGTATCTTGACCAGTCATCAGACGCATCGAATGCAGATTGAAGGCTTGAGCCTCCATGAACTGCTGGTACTCAGCCGCCTCGTCATCGCCATTGGCTAACAAGGCGTTCTTCATTCGGAAGAATACGCTAGTAGGGTCGGCAGACTGAGCCGCCATTCCATAGAGGTTTCTTGTGCCTTGGGCAAACGCCTCGATTACAGAGGGCGTAAGTTTCTTCATCGAGTCTACGGGCTTGTCATAGATAGACCCAGCCGCCTTAAAAATCTCGTCAAATACTGTGCTAGCCGCCTCGCCAATCGTGCCGATGACATCTGTTTCCTTAGATTTTTGATGAGCCTTGAACAGTCTGTATTGGTCTAATGTCATGTCCATCAGTTCGCCATTGGCGTTCTTCTGAGCCATTGCTCTTGCTACTTCCTCACCAGTAGGAGGGGCTGTAATATACTTTAACGCCTCTTCCCTTTCGTCCGCAGGAAGGCTATCTATGATGCTTTCGATGCTGGGAGGTGCATCAGATGCAGTTCCAGATTGCCCTCCAAGGGAAATATACTGCTTGGGGGATTCGTAAAGTTCAGCCATAAAATTATAGTATTCCCTTTTCCCTCAGATATTGCTCACGAAGGGCTTGGTACTTGTTACCACCTGTGTCATCTTTAATTATAACTGTCAAGCCATGAGCCGCAGATAGATTCTTGATACGCCTGTCAACTCGTTCAGCAAGAGCGATTAAGATGGCTCTATCCTTGGCTTCAAGAGAGAAGAAGTTAACAGCGTTCT